TCCTCAGCTTCATCGCCTTCAATTGCATCCATAATGATTTTATGGAGCTGCTTACCATAACGAACCACCATAATCTTACCGTTGTTTTCTTCATTGGTAGGATCATTTACAATGTATGCGTTAACAAGCCATTTTTCACTGCGCAATATTGCGCGGGCTTTTGCCTTTTCCTCTTCTGTACCTGTTTTCAATACCTTATATCTAAACTCTGCAATAGGGTCCCTAGCACCAAAGGTGGAAGGGCTAACTGCAGAAACATACTGACCTGTACTAAAACTCGTCCAACCAAATGTATAGTAGTGAAAGAATGTCTTGGAAGGATTCGCCAGATTAGGAATTAATCTAACAGTATAGGTGTTACCTACTTCTGCCTTGAGAATATCTTTGTTTCGGGATTGCGCTGGCCCCTTGGAGAGGGCTGATTTTATGCTATCAAACATCGACGTCGTAATGGTACTCATAGATATAATACTAATGGGATTTTTAAGTAAATCAACTACTTTTTAAAATATTTTTTATTTTGTCTAACCCGTATGCAGCTAATACTTTGGCCTTAATACTGCCAAGATATTTTGTTCTGAATACTGGTATTTGATCGTAAAGTTCGCCCAAAGTGAATCTCAGCAAATCTGGGTCATTTTCTTTTAAATACTTGTCAAAATCTGCAAACGCAAAGAGATTATAAATGCTTATTTTTCTATTTTTTAAATGCACAACAAAACCACTCTGTACACCCTCTTTATACTTTAGGTATTGTTCTATAGGAATTTTCTTTGTATAGCAAAATTGCTGTATATATTTTAGCCCTCTAGATATGTGCTCTAGATGATACATATCGTCAGGTGGTAAAAGCATTTTTTTCTTTAACGACATAGTATATACCTTAATAGCTTTTGGTGAAGAATAAAACGCTAAATCAAACCCACTCTCACCGGGGTATACTGTATAAGGTGCGGCGAAAAACTCATTCATATCCACGCTTTGATTGCGACTAAAGAAGTTCTTGAGGCGTAATACTAATGGATAATATTCTGTATCTTCAAAGCCATGCCACTGCTTTCTTAATCTAAACGGCAGCCCGCTCTGTGATCTAGATATGCGTAAAAAAGTATTATAGATAAATTTTTCCGAAATCATGAAAAATGTTCTCTCAAATATTTTAATTCGTTTTCCCTGTTGTGGTTATGTCTACCAACAAAATTGGCTCTACGAAAAAAACATCTGTCTGTAACATAACGGGGCACATTGCAGGCATCGAACTTACGTCTTAAATGCCATTCTGCAGACCATATATCTGGATAACCGTAATATATATTGTCATAGATAGTATTCATAACAAAGTCCATCTTAGCATAATAGGGGCTATCATCAAAAGACCAACGTATTTGTTTGTGATAGGCTGTGTCTGTGTCGTATATTTTAAAGTCTCCTCTGTCTTCAAGAATCTTACGCGAAGCATCTTCACATGTAATCTCTAGATTCACATAAGGCATATCAGTCTTTTTAATAAAGTCGGCTAGATTGAGCATAATTTTTTCATTACAAGTTTCTGCATTCGTAAATACGTCGTCTTGCAAAAATACTAGCTTGGTTACGCCTTTATCTTTCAGAAAAATTAATGCTTGCTCTAAAACTGCAGGATAGGTGCCACAACCTTCCGCTAAAGTTAAATTAAACCCCTTCAAGTACTCTTTTGCCTTTTTAATATAAGATGTTTCAGAATTATGAAACATGTACAGGTTAAAATCTAAAGCATTTCTTAAAGCTCTATCAGCAACATCTTTACTCTTAAATTTGTAGATGTCTTCGCGTTCTGTTCCGTAAGTAAAGGTTAAACTTGCCGTCATTTTATTTTTCGACCGTTTAGATACTTCATTATGTATTTGCTCTTACATAGTGAAGGGTCGAATTCAAGAAAAATTTTAACTGCTGCTACATCGTTATCAACATCAAGAACACATTTAAACAAATTCTTTACATTTTTGTTCTGAAGATAGAGTAGAAGAATATTAGCCAAATTATATTTTTTATTGAGGACTATGCATACAAAACTACAAAACGATCTAAAAAGATGATCTGTTTCTTCTCTGTAAATATTGTGAAAGTTCATACAATAGCAACGCTTTACTAAAATTTATTAATGACACAATCAAAATCCCGGTGTAATTAACTGTCACTCAATGCTGTCAACGTTTTAGAAAACTCCTTGGATTCGTCACTCTCATTAACAGTCTCGTCTTCTGTAATTTGCAGAGTGTGGTAATCTATTTTAAGCGCTATACTGCCAAAATTAGGCCCAAACCTATTTTTAGTCATACCAATATTAATCATACCTAGCTCTTTGTCTTCATCTTTTTGCCATATAGAAATAATAGCGTCAGCGGTAGTAGCTAGACCGATACTCTCAGAAATAGTTTCAAGACCTGGGTTGTCTATATTGTAGCCGCTTCTATTTAACTGAGTAGCAGACACAATAGGACAATTTAATTCATAACTCAACGCTCTCACTTGCTGTGCACTATACAACACTCTCTCATAACTGTTATTGCCTATGGGACTAGCTAAAAGATTTAAATAATCTAGAACAATCAAATCAGGTTTTATGCCTTTTTGTATAAGTTTTTTTACATATGCTTTAAGCTGGAGGGCTGTTAATGTCGAAGGTGGAAATTCTTTAATAATGATTTTGGATTTATTGCCTTGGGCAAATTGCTTAATAAGTTGGCGCACTGTTTCTGATTCTTCTTTGAGATGGCTAAGAGGTACGCTAGTTATAGAAGAAGACAATCTACGTGCATACATCATTTCACTCATTTCTAGAGAAATCAATAAAACGGTTTTGCCTTGAAGAGCAATATTTGAAGCTACGTTTCCCAAAAAAATACTTTTACCTACGTTTGTTTCGCCAGCAAATACATAGAGGGATCTACCATTTTCTAAAAGACCACCACCTAACTTATTGTCAAGCCACTTCCAGCCAGTCTTAATATGCGGCTCTTCACTGTGCAAATCTTTAATAAACAGATCTACCTCGCTAAATAATTCTAATCCAAGATCCTGAGTTAAATTTATACCAACAGCTTTTTCCATTTTCACCAGTAAGTCGGTGGTGTTTAGATTTTTACTATCCAATTTTTCAGCAGCATCAAGCAGTGTATTATAAACAGCTTTTTCCCTCAAAAAAAGTTCAGTATTATCTGCCAGTTCGACTTTATCAAATTTCTTATCAATATCAGTAAACATGCTAACTACTGTTTTGAAGCTGGTCTTTAAGTCGTCATCTATGAGATAGGCCTTTAGCTCTGTATGAGTAGGTACTGTGCCTCGTTCTTTAAAAAATTTTATTATAATAGTAATAATATTTTTAATATCTTTGTTCTTAAAAAAACGTGGCTCGAGAAAATCTATAATTGACGCAAGGTAAACTGAATCCACGAGGCAGTTGTATATTACAACTGTCTCATAGAAATCTAAATCTAATTGCTTTTTAACTATTCCATTTTTGTCTAAAGTATTCATTGCTCTTATTCCATTCTATATCATTTATATCTTTTAATCCAGGGCTTTCATGGTATACAAAAACTGGCCATACTCCTAACTTTAATTTATTAACATTACATGTAAGACTGAAGTCGATATCATAGTGATGCCATTTAAATTTCTCGTCAAACCTAGCGTCACTGTTGCGAATTTTTTCTGTTTCAAACGCAAGAAACACGCCATCCAAAACTGCCACCCGGTCCGGAAAACAACCAAAAGCAGATATAAACATTCTACCTTCGTTGTATTTGTGAGCGGCAATACCTCTATAGTCAGCACGGTCCATCATCCAGTGCCATAAATTTTTTTCTTTTACAGCAGGATTTATACCGCCTGCTACCCCTATTACATCATATTGTTTCAAACCGTCCTCTAGGCAATTAATAAGATTTGCATACCTCAAAGAAATATCGTGGTGACACAGTATAGTATACTTGTAATTATTGTCTTCATTATTGATAATTTTATTATAATATTCGCTAAGACCGATACTCTTATTGTTGTATACAATGTTTAGATCTACGTTGGTCTCATCTTTAAGACTTCTCTCTAACAAACAATCTGATTTTAAAGGACTTAACGAAAAAATACCTATAGGACTCACATTAAAATTATACTACACTTCTATAAATAATCAAGATATGGACCGCGATAACAAGTTAATATTTGAAGCGTATCAACATATTACAGAAGCACCTGTAGAAATGGGCGGAGATATTGACGTGTCTCCTGTTACATCAAAAACATTGCCAGGTCAAGGCAAAGGGTATGGTGCGGGAGCTATTTCTAAAATAGCAGCAGCCACAGGGAAGCCTGAAACAGAAATCGCAAAAGAAATGGCACAAACAATTTTAGATTACACCAAAGAACGAAAAGTTGTTGATGGTAAAGAAGTTTACTTTTTTCCAGGAGACCCTAAAACATTTATAAATGAATTAACGCCCATTTTTAAGGACAAGTTCAACATACCCACGTCAATGGCAGGGTTTACAGTAAATTACATTTTAATATATCTATTAAATGCCAAAAAGATTTCTGGCGGATTGAAGATGGATGCCGAAAAGGTTAAAGCTCAAAAACAAGCTAAAGCCACAGAGCCCAAGACCGTTAAAACAGAAACAGTATATGAAATTGATAAAGCTGCAAAAGTTGCTGACAAAAAAATTAAAGCTATAGTACTAGCTTTACCTGATGAAGATATTCCTGAGCATGAAGTTTTAAGTGCTGTAAAAACTGCTATAAGCGAGTACAATGAAGCCCCTGGCAGAGATAAAGCAGACCAATTAAAAATTAGATCGTTTGATTTGTTGGATCAATTAGTTGCTGCTGGTGTAATGGTACCAAAGAAAAAAGAAATTGAGACTAAAGAAGGAGAAGGAACCGGTGAGGTAGAAACTATTGAGGACTTCCCGGAAGGTGATGATGTAAGCTCTGTTGCACGTGAGCTAGGAATGGTAGGCCGCGGTAGAGGATTTGATCCTGGCGGCTTCAGCTTTAACGATTAAGTAAAAAACGGACTATCAAAATCAAACAATCCAACGGTGGTTATGCCTTCCGCTGTTAACTGATAGATATGACCTTCAGTAATTGGCTCACAATTTTCAAATTCAATACTACTAAATTCATTTGTAAGTACGTTTGCAAAGACTGTCGATCCACATCTTGCTATATAGATATTTTTTGTGTTGGATTCAAAAAACCATAAACCAAATGTACCTTTTAATAAAGATAAAGCATGTGACATGCTATCAACTTCAATATTATCCGTTTTACCTACTAAAATTTCTTCAGCAGACTTAACTACGTACGGGATAATGCTTGAATCAACAGGGTTTTTCCATTTAGGATCAAAATGTTCTTTTACGTCTTTAAAATTAGTAAGCACCCCATTGTGTGCTATAATCCAATTATCATAAACAAAAGGATGGGCAGTGTCCTTAGAATATTTTCTCTTGGCTGATGTTGGGGCTTGGGTATGCCCGAGAAAATATTTTAGCGTACAGGGCATATTAGTCTCAGCTTCAACCATTTTAAAACTATTCTTCATCTCTTTCTCAACATCTTTTAATGCAGGAGATCCGCTCCATCTGTGAATAATTAAGTCTCCTTGAACAGTTACAGCACAACATGCTGTAGAAAAATTTCCTCTCTTTCTATTTAAGTCGTAAAATTTTAAATAGCGATCAAACTCTTTTGCACCAAATATACCGCACATTTAATCATTATACTGATCGTATTCAATTTTTCTACACTTATATTTTTTCCATACGTCAGATAAATCCTGTTTATATGGTTGAGGGTCTATGTAACCAGCGTTAGCAAACCCTTTAATTCTTAACGCACTACTCACAGAGTTTGCATCTGCTTTTTCTTCCCCAGAATAACAAGTATATGTCTTACTAAACAAAACGCCGAGTTTTATACCTTCTTTAACAATATCTGTTTTATCCATTTCGATTAACGGTGCTTCTACTGTTATTCTAGTTTCTCGGTTCAACGCCAACACATCGTTAATGCTGGGTAAAAATTCTGGACTAGCATCCCAATACCCAGCCAAACTATCTACTTTTGTAGCACCGTGGTAAACTTTGTTTGCACCTATAGATTCTGCATAAGATGCGGCAATACTTAAAAAAATCATATTCCGGTTAGGTACATATGATTTAGGCTGCGCTTCACCTGCTACTTGTCTGACATCAGGAGTAGGAATTTCATCATTAGTTAAGCTACTTACAGGGGCTAAATCCCTAATAAAAGAAACGTCTATTACCAGTAGTTCACCAACCTTCATGTGTTGTGCATACCACATGGCTGCAGATATCTCGTTTTTATGTCTTTGATTATAGTCGTAAGTTAAGCAATGTACACTATCGGCGCCTACCTCATTAATTGCGCGGTGTAGGATAACTGTACTATCCATCCCACCAGAGAATGGAACTACTATTTTAGGCTTTTTCACTTACAGTTTCGCCAGATACATTACCATATTTGTACGCGGCTTCAAGCTTTTTATCTAGTAAAGGAATAAGCTCCTCATAGAACTTTGAGTCTTTAGTAAAGTTCTTGGCATATCCTAGCTTTGTACCGTCTGGTTTGGTGTAAGTAGAACCTGTCTGAATAATTAGACCATGGTTAACAGCCATCTCGAGCAAGCCACTATACTTATCGAGACCAGTTAAATAATTTAAATTTATACTTGCTTCTAAAAAGGGCGGCACAAATCGATTTTTTACCGTTAATGCTCTTAAGGTAACACCGTTATAATTCTTTGCTTCTGGCAAAATGGCCTCGTCTTCACTCTCTTGCTTTTCGTTCTTTTTAGCAAGCTGAACAATAACGCTAGCCATATATAGCGGTCCGCTGCCACCACTTTGATTTTGTACTAAGGAGGGGTATAGTGATGCAGGATCACTATACGTATGATTTGTCATTAAAATAGTAACCCCGGCTCTGCCAGCTTTGTAAGTCAGCAAGCGCAACATGCTCTTTAATCCTTTAGCACGAGTACCCATATCAGCGGCGCTTTTATCCTTCTCCACATCATTAACTTCTTTACTACCAGCAAGGTTACCTAAGCTATCCAAGCTTATAATAAATTTTCCTTGTAGATTGTTCTCTACAATACTATCAAGAAATGTACTGATTTGATTGCGTGCATTCTCGATTGTATACACTGGCACATATTTGGTCTTATCAGGGTCCAGCCCAACACCTGCTGTTGTAGTCTTGTCAATTGCAAACTCCGTGTCAAAGATAACTGGTACTATACCTTTCTTTTGCGCTAGTCCGAGAATCTTATTGACAAGAAGTGTCTTGCCTGTCTGTGATGGTCCCGCAAATATAACAATACGGCCCTTAGGCACGCCACCGTCTTTAAGTTTACCTGATACAATGGCGTTAAGTGCATAACAGCCAGTGTCGTACCAAGTGTCGACGTTACACAGAGCGTTCTCTGAGAGAAAGGTAGCCTCTGGGTTTAATGCATCAAGCGATTTGAACGCTTTAGATAGGAGCTCGTCTTGCTTCATTATTAGTCGTCAAACAACTTAATAACAGGTGACTTCTCCGCCTTGTTGCTAGCAGTAGAGGCAGGAGCAGGGGCATTAGAGAATATTCTCTCATATTGCTCAACAAT